CTTGTTCATCTCTTTCTCAGTAAGATTACGACCAAGCATTTCCGTTGCGAACTCATTCAAAGTTCTTGGAATGTCCTCATCAGCCATGATCGAACTGACGTTCGACTGGACAGGGCCAGCGTAAGCGCCGCCGCCGTCGCCACGACTACGATTCGGATCACTCATAAACGTATCAAGAAGCACTAAGGCAGGGTCGTCGCCATTCTGGGCATCCTTCAGGACTCCATCCCAAGCGGTCAATTCGCCGCCTAGGCTTTCGTAGTCGCTTCCCGAGTATGCTTTCAATGCGGTTGTGAAGTCCTTGTATGCGTCCTTGTCCGCTTTGGTTGCCCCATCAGCCCTTGCTGCGGCTCTCAAAGTTCTAGGGTAATTAAGAGCGTCCTCGTAAGACATCATCCTGTCTCGGTGAGGGCCGGTTCTTTCCAAGAGCCCCCCACGCTCACGAGCGTCCGCTGACCCCCTCTGGGTTTCGCCAACATTCAATTCACCAAGACCGACAGGCCCCCGGCCATAACTGTCAGTACCCGCTATGCCAGTCTTTGTATTATCAGTAGTCGAAACATCGGGAAAGTCATCCCAATCCAGTCCGGGCTTTGGCGGCCGTGGGGCAAGGTACGGTGGTACTGGGTCTTTGGCCACTAGCCTACCTCAAATCCTAGAACGCCACTTGTAGCGTTCATTAATAGTCTCCATTGTGTATCATCGGGGTACTGGATGGAATATTCTTCGTAAACCCTTTCCCACCTGTCCTTAACCCTAGCCCTATTGGCTTTGTACTGAGCATCGAAGGGATTCCTTGATAGTAACTCATCTTGAGCAGACTCAAATATGCTAATGAGATCCAGCGCCATCTGGCCACGCTCATCAAGGTTGCCATTCTCCTTCATGTACTCACCGGCAGCCTTAATGTCAGTAATGTCTCGCCTGTAATCGTCAGGAGAATTTAGACCGCTAGTGGATAATTCGCCACTAATCCGAGAGGAAAGTTGCGGGTAATCAATATATAAAGTCTTCTTTACGCCAGTCCACTTCTCATTGTTTGCAGTGTTAGCCTTCTTGCGTTGTCCTACATCCGGGATAAGAGCGATTCTATCCTTCTCACGGTAGTAAGCATCCTGCAATAATTTGTATTGAGTATACCCCTTAGAAGTAATCATTTCATTAAAGTAATGGTCAACCTGTTTTGGGATCTTGGCACCCATTGATGCGAGGTACTTCCAAGACTGCAAGGCATTAACTCCCTCTTGGGGGGCATAGAAGGAGGCACCCTTGCTATTCTTTTCAAACAGATCCATGTTGTTTTCAATCCACACCTGCGTTTCCGCAGTTGCCTTATACATTCCAAAAGAATCTGGATTCTCATTCTCGGACACGGTGAATACCGAAAGACCCGGATTGGCCTTCGTCCATTTAGTCAAAGCCATATTAAAGTCGTTGTCATTTAGTTGCAATAATTCTATAAAGACCTTGCGCATACCCGATATGCCGAGGCTCTTAGCGAAGTTGGTCACATCTTGAGGGTTTATCGAAATGCTCGCTGGCATTGATGGTCCCGCAAGGCTTTTGATGATAGAGATGTCAACTCCAAGAATCTGTAAGTCCTCTTTCATCTTTGATAACTCTACACCGCTATACTTTTTGCTCTCATCAATCACCCCACTCGCTGCCCAAATCTGCATGGCTGACCGTGCGGAATCTGCGAAACGAGTATCATTATCATTGAACTGGTCCCTACCCAACATTGCATTAACCAGTTCATAACCATTCGCAGCAAAAGTCGGGATAACTTGATCCATCCAACTATTATTGGCTGAGTAGTCTCCAGAGATCTCTTCTTTAAGTGATCCCAAGGCTGGGAACAAGGTCATCAATGCCGGTACCGCCAACGCCATGTAGGGGCCGCTGAGGGTTAGCGGTAAAGCGTTTGGATCAGCCGAAGGAGTCAACCTAGTGACATCTGAAGTGAAGTCCATCATCGCTCCACCTTCAAGAACATTCTTGTCCAAGAAAGTCTCGGTAAACCAGTTGATCGCCTTGAAAGTCACTTTATTGCCCGGCCACACGAATATCTTGTTGCCGTTCTCGTCTTGATTCACAAAACCAGTCTCGTCTAGCGCATGCCATGACAAGTTTAACCGCTCAATTGCCATTGGGTTGTTCTTGGCTGTGCGCATCATGCGACGGAAGAAGTCTTCCTGAGCGCGATAGAAACGCGATACGTTACGAACACTCCAAGCCATCTGTGAACGAACGTTAGGATCATCAACGTAAGACATTGTTAAAGTGAATGCCCGCTCGTAGCCCGCCTCAACAGCCCACTTCTTCGCGTACGCTTCCCCATACTCAGCCGCTAGGCGAGTCTCAATGGGTTGGATAAACTTTCTCGCCTCAAGATAGTTAGCAATGAAAATAGGTTCACGAGTGAAGCGAGCGAGGGAGCGTCCCATGGCAGACCACACCGCCTGAGTCCAAGGGACCTTACCCGCGTTTATGATAGGGACCACAGCGTCACCGGCAGACAATACTGCCGTGGGCATAGGCATGCCGATAAGCATCTCCTCGGTTATCCGAGGAACCATTTCCTTGCCCTTCATGTCATACATGCGGAAGGTCACGACCCTCTTGCCGTTAATTATCTCAACTCTTCTAATCGCTTCGTACAATGGGAGGTTGAAAGTGCCATCGGCTGCGCTAAAGATGCGAGAAGCATCTTGCAATTTGCGTCTTGCCATGCGGCTACTTCCCTCAGCCATGTAGATCGCAGACGTTTCCATCCCTGCTGTTAAGTTGTCGTCTATAAATTTGGCGTAACTCTTAACTATAGCGTCAACCTTCTTCACGTCACCAGTAGACACGGCTTTGTGGTACGCCTTCAAATGCTGCATGGCCTGCGGCCCATACACACCATCCGCATGAATAAGGCTGTTAATGTTATTGCGCCAAGCGGCTATCGAATCTGGATCGGATTTTGTTACCATCGTCTCCTTGAAAGGAAGAATAACACCACGGATCTCTCGGTACTCCCCAGCGACAATAGCGCGGTTCAGTTCCATCGAATACCCACCGGGCATTGAGCCGTTAATAAGGTTCTCGGGTGTCTCCGAGGCGTCGTCCATAACCCCAGCGAACTGGGGGCTATCGGCTGCTTCGTCTAAGTAGCGAAGACTGTCCGGGTGATTTCTCACGTTAGGGACTATGAACATTCCTTTTTGACGCATGTAAAGTTTTCTTATTAAAGAAACAAGACCTGCCCTGTCATTTAAGGCCGACATCTGCGCTGCCGTTTTAATCTCAGCCTTACTGGCGTGAGGAAGGATTATTAACTGTAAAGACTTAGGAAGAGTGTCCCCTAGGTAGCGACTCGCAGTAGATAAAAGACCCAACTTCTGTCCCATAGTGTCAGCAGTGCCTACGCGCTGAGTCGCCTCACGCTTCGCCTTAGACCACATCTGTCCCTGCCGAAAGCCCGACCAAGAACCGTTAGTCAAAGCATACAGTCCGGCATCTTCTAAACCGTTACGCAGAAAGAATCGCGGGCCACCAAGAGTGCCAAGTGTCCAAATATCTGTTGCCCTTGAAATCATTGGGCCTTGACCGAGTAGGGCGGTTAAGTATGATTGACGCATAGAAAGAGCAGACAGTGCTTGCATGTTTGGCATACCAATGTTGTCAGCCATCTGGTACTGGTAAAGTGCCGCGTAAGTCCCGTCTGCCATCATTGAATTATTGCTCATAGGTGCTTTGGAAGCGGCATTACCGAGTGCTTGTTCGCCGGAATTTCCGTAAGTCATGGGGTCAACGAACCACGCTATTTCGTCCCCACCCTCACGTGCCACACGAGTACCCAAGTATCCTTGACCCGTTACGGCATCGGACCACAACATTTGAGCATCATACTTTGCTCCCGCAAGAGCGTCTACGGTGGCGTTGTCTCCAAGACTAGTGGCTTTACGTATGGCAGACTCGTATTGATTCACTAGTTCTATTCGTGCTGCAAAATAAGTTGGCGAGTAATCCCCTACTCCAACCACTCCGGAAGGAGAACCAAAACGTGTAACGTAAGATGCTTCCATGCTGTCAGATAAAGATTTCATTAAAGAAGGGTTACTCGAAGGAGAAAGTGACATGTCAACAAGTCTCGTATTTATTACGTTTTGTGGTATAGAAACTTCCTGTAAAGTTCCTCCCGCCGGACGGCTAAGGGAATGTGTCTCAACTGATTCTTTAGAAGTTGAGGTGTAAAAAGCGGGTCCTTGAATGTTTCCCGTCGAAGCCGTGCGGGGAGGTGGTGTAACAAATTCACCCTTAGTGCCGTAATGATAAAGGACCTGACTGTCTTCCATGTCTGCCTGCCTAGCCACACCCGCACGAACAGCAGGCATGTCAATATAGTCAGGGGCGTACTTCTCACCAAGTCTCGCACCCGTAACCATAGTGTCAATAATGCTCGCTCCTTTGATGGGATCAACCATGTCTATACCCATAGCGTATCCCATGCTGCGCCCGATTCCCGTAGCGAACAACTTACGCTCACCGGGCTTCATAACCCGCCACATTTCGGCGCTGTAGTCGGCCCAGTACTTAGGCATGCCAGCGAACATCATCATGTCTCTAATCTTGTAAGCATCCTTGCCTGTAGCAATATTAATTCCATTGCCCAAATCTGGGACATGAGCCATGAGCCTTGCTTGACGTTCAAGGAACTTGCGACCGTTTTCGCGCTTATAACCGTAACGCCTCTTGTCTCCCATCGCGGTAGGCTTTACCTTATCTACGAACGTCCCGATCCAAGTCCTTCTTGCCTTCCCATTAGCATACACGAAGTCGCTTAGGAATTGACCGACGAACTTTTCGCCATCTTTTGATTTGAGTTTGTTAATAATAATAGGTAGGGCTTCCGCTGGCAGTAGTGCCGATACGCCCGGCCCAAAGATTTCGTCAATGTGTGTGGCCGCATTGCGGTCATAGGTCAGTCCACGAGTCAAGAGAGAGATTCTCTTTATCCCTGCTGTTGCCGTAATCATGTGAGGAATAACTAATTGCTTCGCCCGTTTTGCTGTCTGACCAGCAACCATGTATTCCAAGTTCTTCGCATCATCAAAAAAGGTTGCTGCGTCGTCAGCACTCCGCACACCAGCAACCTTCAAAGCCTGAAGCGCATCAGCAGTAAACCACTTCTTGTACTGCGAACGGAGAGAGTTCATGACCTGAGCGGACTGGGCAGCATCCGCCGCGTTGTCCGCCCTCGTCAATCCCGCACCGACACTATCGAAAAAGTTTCTTGTGGCTTTCTGCTGGAAGACCGTAGCAATGTCAAGTGCATCCATTTGCTTGAAGCCGTACCTCATAGCGGTATACCCGCCCTTGGCTGCTCCCGTGACCCTGAGGGGGTCGTAAGCGAACAATGACACTACGTTGGTTATGTCCCGCGCTCCAGTAAATGTTGAACTTTGGGAGTACGCCACACCCTCTGGGGTCAGGGGGTTGACGGAGCCTCCGGGTTCCCCAGCGGCTGCTCCGGGAGAGAAAGGACCCCAACCGCGCATCGAACCGAAACTCCAGTTGAGTGCATTACCCATATTGCCAGTGTCTGCCGACGCAAGGTAAGTCTCCGCGTTGAGCACCTTTTGATTATAAGCACTCTTACCCAATGCCTGTTCTAGAATACTGAGTTTATTTAAGTCTTCGAGGCCGGAGTACTTATCCCAAAGTTTGGCGATCTCTAGAGGGGGATCTTCCGAGTTCTGGGCAGCCTTCGCCTCCATGATAACTTCAGTAATCTCTACGCCAAAATACTCTTTGGAGTAATCAACCATGCTCTGGTCGTACGTTCCCGGCTCCGCTGCGGTCCATGACTCCGATGGCGAGTTGCCACCAGACATGTAGGATACCGCTAGGCCGCCCTGAATCATCTTGAACACGCCCTCTATGAGCATGTCAAATGACTGGCCTATACCATGATCCCAGAAAAAACCAATGCTGTTTGTGATAAAGTTGTCGGCAGTTTCGCCGCCCTCTTCTCGTTTCTGAGACCTCTTCTGTGACTCAGCGGCCCAAGCCTCATACACATCCACAACAAGGGCCTGCATGTCTGGGCCCATAGTGTTGATGATCTGTTGCTTGCGCGTTTCGTTTGCAGTCGTTGAAATTAACTTCACGGCTTCTACCGCCAAGGGAAGACTTACAGCGGCTGTTTGTTCTTCACGAGTGAGCCCTGAAGCCTCCGCCTGCATCGCCAGCAGGGGGAATTTTCTTTTGGCTTGCGCGAGTACCTGCTCTGAAGTGAATGGCTTGTCTGTGTACACATCGCCGTTGGCTACCGCTTCACCCGTCACGGGATTAACCCTCAGACCAGTGTCCGTTGTCCGGACACGCCGCACAGCCTCTTCAAAAGAGATCGGGTTTCCCACTAAACGGGCACGGTTCTGCGCGATACGTGCGTGTTGCCTGATGCTCTCAGTAATGTTTTTTTGCTGAAATTTAACGTCTTCTTCATCGGATATATATTCTGAACCGGGGCGCTCCGGGTCGGCTGTTAGTGGCGCCGATTCGATTGCATCAAGGCGAGGCGTGGGACGAAGAGGGGTCGGCTTTGTGCCCTTGGGCATGGCGAGATGGTCGGGTGTCGGGTCGCCTTGTTCCACCAAAGGCGTGTCCTTTTTCTTCTTCCGAGACTTCGATGCCTCGGTATTAAAACTGTCCCTGACCTCGGTCGGATTCAATTAGTAACCTAGTCTTTGGGCCATTGAGAGCATCTCAAGTACCTGTGGGCTCGGGTTGTCCGCAGCCATTCGTGCGTAGACACTTGAGAGTGGTGGCCTGTTCTGCTTAACTGGAGGTCCTGAGGAAGCACCGGGTCCGAAAGAAGCACCGGCAGTTACCGGCTCGGTTGGGCGTTGACTAGGACTAAACAATCCACCTGTAGGAGCAGGCATGCTTCCGCCACCCCTTGCAGGGGCCGTGTCCTTTGGTAACTGTGGCTTGGATGCGGCCATAGGTGCGCTTGCTTGCATATCATTAAAGTCTTGGTTGTCGCCGTAATCCATGCCGGTCATGTCTGCGTTAACCTGCTGTGGGCCACCATCAGTCCTGCGACTGAGTTTACCGGGTCCACTCACAGGGGCCGGGTTCCTAGGCGTACGTTTCCCGCCATGTTGTTCAGCCATTGCCTTCTCCAAATTCTTGTTCCATCAGGAAGATCACGTTAGGATCAATAAGTTCTTTAGAGGGGCGGTTACCCGGCTCTTCCTCTTCTTCTTCGTCGTCTTCCTTCTCGTCAGGATCTGACTCAATGTCGCCTTGGTCAATCTCGTCCTGCATGAAACCGTACTGGACTAGCGTCGAAACGCTGTCATCAAGTAGGCCCTTCATGCGTCGTGTCATGTCATCAGCAACATCGGGGGACCAAGCCACCCCGTCGGCTACAATAGCCAGAGAGAGATCAAGGAAGTTGATATGAATGCCTATATCGTTTCGTGTCATTGCGAGCAACTCCCTTGATCGTATTCTCGGATTGAACTACTTTGTTCCTTTGGTACCTTTGCCGCCGGGTGCGCCGAACTTAATCTTGTCCCAGTCGGTGCTCTTAGCACCGGGTGCGCCTTGTACTGGTTGAGCCACATTGGGCTTACCGTGTGTTCCTTTGTTTGGTTGCATTACTCATCCTTCACTTGTCGGGTGGTTCGATCTCAATAGCCGGATTGTTCTTTAATCTTCTTCATCTTGGCGGCTTCTTTCGCTCGCTCTTTTGCCTTATCTACAGGCTTAGCGGCTTTCTCTTTATAGGCGTTATCCATTTTTTTGATCTTGGCTTTCCGGTCGGCTTCCTTCTTGGCGTTTGCTCTGCCTTGAGGGGTAGTGTCAGGACGCGCTTTCAGATTCACCTTAGGCTTATTCTTCTTCTTCTTCGCTGGTGCAGCCATTACTTCCGCCATTCGTTAGCGTTATCCGCCGTAGTCGTTTTAACATTGGGCATTACGTAGGAATCCTCTGGGTGGTTACCATCGCCACCCATTTCGCTCGTTGGGTCCATCCAACATCCACAAGAAATACACATAACTAACTCCTCCTATATCGCTTGCTTGCGCTGAACAGCAGCCTGCAAGTTTGGTTTACCTTGAGAGCCGATAGAAGCCATCAGGCTCATAAGGTCTGGGCGGCCACCTTCGGGCATGCCTTGCTGTCCGGGTGCCACTTCTCTCATCCGTCCACTTTCACGTAGACCTCCGGGAAGATCCTGACCCCCACCAGCCTGCGCCATTTCGTCAGGGGAGCCCAACATGTTGGCTTCCATTCCTGATTCTAACGCTAGTTCTGGTGGGGCAGGTTCTGGTTCTGGGGGTTTGAAGGCCAACTCAATCGCTTTTTCGATTGGTGTGCCCTTCTGCCTCGCAGCAATGACGACACTCATTTGTCTGAGTACCTCGGAGACATCTTGACCCTGAGCGGCTAAAGCAGGAATGCTTTGCGCCAAGCCTGAAACGGCTTGTAGCATAGAGTCGCGCAGGTTCTCGGTGTCTACCTTCATTGATTCTTCACTAGCATCAAGTGCGAATGGCATTTGACGACGAAGGAAGTCTCTGGAAATCAGTTGATCGCCACGGGCTTGCAGCCCGAAGACGAGAGCACGGTTCGGATCTAGCCCCGCCAGTAAACCGTATTGAACGTCTACACTGTAGTCGCCCTTAATATCACGGTCAGGTCGGTACCGGATTTCGTATGGGGCACCATCAGTATTACCGCGAAGTACTTTGGTTTCAGCACCAAACAGTTTCTCGTCAACCATCAACGCTTTGCTCACGAGGCCTTCAAGTGCCTTAGCGAACATTGCTTGACCAGTACGGATCTGCGTGTCGAAGCCAGACATGAGGGCTTGTACGCCCTTGCCTGTGACTACAGAAGCGTCAGTATTGCCACCGCGTACTTCAGGGTAACGTGACCCTTGGCGTAGTTCCTGATCTAGTACGCCTTGTTGCGCGAATGCGCTTGAAGGAACCTCAATAGGTACGCGGCGAACCTTCTCCCCGAATGCTGTTCTAATGACAGCATCTGAGCCGAGGGCTAATTCTTGTGCGTCAGGAGGCAGAACGATAGGTGCCTGAACGCTTTTCTGTGCAGCCTCAAGGCTGAAAAGGGCGAAGCGGGCTTTAGCGACCTGCACTGCGAGAACATCATCGAACTGTCCGTGTGTCTCTGTGTCTACACCGGGGCGGCGAACAAACTCTAGTAGGCATTCCCCTACATAGTTCTTAACTTTCTCAAGAACGAGACCCTCGCGGGTTGGGCAGAAGATAACATCTACGTCTTTGTCGTGGTATCGAACCACTTCAATCATTTCAAGTCCAGTAGACTGCTGCTTCAGGACGCTTTCAGCGTCAGGATACATGGCAACAAGTTCGTCACGGTTCTTGTAGAAAGAAAAATACCCCGCCTTAGTGTTACCCCAACGGTCAAAGACCGGGTATGCGCCGATAGAATCTAGGAAGGTGATGCGTGGCATCATCTCTTCCATGTCTACTTCGATCATGGCAGGAACGAAACCGTACGTGAAGTACCTGTCCGTGGCAGTATACATTTGTGTCTGTACGTTACTGAAGTTGATGTGGCCGTTAACGATACGTGTGCGCTTCTCAGCGAACTCCCGTGCCGTGTCAGAGACCATCCGCGCACTGGTACAGTTAAACGAAGGCATTGGGGCTAGTGTTTCAGCAAGATCCCGCGCTGCAACGTCCACCATGTTTGCGACAATACCCTTATCGAAGGGTCCTTCTGGGAAAAGATCAGGATATACATCCCGCATACGACCCTGCCGTACAGCGAGAACGTCCTGCATGCGCCCGTCACGGGCAGCGAACTGCGTTTTGATCCTGTTGTAATGTGCACGTATCTCCCTAAGTTGAGGGCTCCCACTACCGGGGCTAGCGTGTCCGTGATCCATGTGGCTCCTTTAGGTGCTAGGCACCCATCGGGGTGAATAGTTTGTTTAATTCTGCATCTACAAGATTAACTGTTGATTGGCCTTTAATATCCCAAGGCGTAGCGAAAGAGTTCTTCACATGACTACGAACAAAGTTCGAGTTCAACATTACGCGGTCCCTGCAGGCTAGTTCAGCGAACCACAGGGCCATAACAACGTCAGTCTTCTGAGACTTAGGTGCTGCTGGACTCCACGTAACCAACTGCTCTATCATGGCCTTCACGGCCTCCGAGTTTTGTGTTGAGGGTAACTCAATCAACTGGTGCTTGTCCTCCCACCCAGAAAACAGGGTAGTGAGGGATGCTACACCGAAGTCGGTGTCATGCTTATTCGATCCAGTGAAGTGGGGGCGGATAATCGTCCCTCTTGCTGCACAGTAATCATTCAACTCCTTGTCGTGAACAAGGAAGCCTTGGAAACCGTTCCGTTCAATGCGCCACTCAGAAACGTGATACTTGTCTGTGAGACCCTTAATCATGTCCCGCATGGCCTCAGGAGTGATACCGGGCTTGTTGTACACGTCAAGCACGTAGCGTTTGTTCGTTTTCACGTCAAGTCCCACAACGACCGCAGCCGTGTGACCTGAAGTAGCAGGGTCAAGGCCCGCCACAATAATGAGGCCATTCATTCCATCAGCCCGCTGGTTCACCATACCCTTAGGTATAGGTCCCACTAAACGGTTGCCGTTAATCGCTGCCTTGACGGATTCAGGGGAGAACACTGCGTCGTCAGAGACTTGCTGCTGCTGATAGACCATGGCCCACGCTTTAGGGGACACTCGTCTACGTTTCTTAGCCAGACGGGTACCATCCCACTTAGGATACAAGCCGTCCTTATCCTGCACCTGAGCATCAATCTTGACGCCAGCCTCAGGCTGATTCGTTCTAGGCCACAAAGTAACCCAGTCCTCCTCCTTGTCCTTAAACTCAAGAACAGCAGGCATAGACAAGTACGTCCACGGGGACTTCTCATCCGGGTAACGCGCATCATCCTGCAACTCACGGTACAAGTCCTTAGAAGACAAGCGAGTCCCCACCACCAGCATAGAACCATTAGCAGACACCCGCGAAATAACCTCAGACTGCAACCAGTTGATTTGCTTCTCATACTCGTGAGCGTTCGTTAAATCAATAGTATCATCTAAAACAATAAGATCCGCGCGGGCACCATAAATGTGGCCGCGAATACCCAAAGCCTGAACCGTAGGGTCCTTCTCACCAGAATCCCGCGCATTATCAGACACGTAAATCATCGTCTGATTCCATGCCTCAGCGTCCTTATCAAAACCACCATCAGGAGCGTAAGCCGCAATCATCTCATCATACTTAGGATGCGTCAAACGAGTCTTAATAGCATATAGCATCTTCTTAGCCATCTCAGCAGTCTTAGAAACCAAGATAACCCTAATGTTAGGGTCCATACAAATCCGGTACACCACATAGTTAATAGTCACAGAAGTAGTCTTACCATGCTCAGGAGGCATGTTAGTAATAATCAGATCCTTCTCACCCTGCTCATACGACATGCCCGCATGAAGCCAAGAAGGAGGATTACCCTCAATCATATCCACCACATTCTGCATGTGAGGAAAAACCGTAGCCTCAAGAAACTTTTCACTAAACTCAGGAAAAGACATTTGAGGGCCACCCCCACCACCCTGAGCAGGATCAAGTTTACGCAAAGTCTTAATACGATCCATAGACACAGCAAAATCAGGATCTTCCTTACGCCACCGCTCATAAGTAGAACGAGTCCTACCCACCACCACCAAAGCCTTAGCAACCGTACAACCCTCAGCCTGCACGACCCGAAGCAACTCCAACTTAGTAGCCTCTAACTCCGCACTAGAAATCCTAGCCACACAAAACACCCCCACCAAATCAGGGGGACAATCAGGCCCCAAGCAAAGATATAAAAACACAAATAAAAACCCACACGAAAAACAAGAAGCCTGCAAGTCCGTAATACATAAAACAACTGAGGAGCGAACAAAGAGAGCGACGAAGTGCCTGCATCCGCTCCCTAAGGTCGCGGAGCCCACAAAGGCGAAGCGAACTCGGTGCCCTCACTCGCTCCGCTCGTTCGGTAACAACCCCTACTATAGTATAGGGTCAAAACGGGAACATTCAGACACCAAAACCCAAATCGTTACACAAACGTTACAGGATACAGGAGGACACCACACAAATATCGGACACAATCACAACACGATATACCATATATAAGGAGGGCGGTTTTTTAACAATGGGTGGGTCAACTTGTGAGACGTCCTACGTCTGTTGTCATACGTCCTACCTATTCACAAGGTCACAAGGTAGCCTCACCACACACCCAC